CATGCAGTGGATCATTAATGCATGTATATATAAGCGGCAGTACAACAAGTCATGATTTATGTGAATGTGAATGGATTGTAGATCATCAATTTGTATGTTGCACTAGCAGTAGTAGTTCAAGTTCGACATCTAGCAGTAGTAGTTCAAGTTCTCAAAGTAGCTCAAGTTCAGGAATTAGTAGCTCAAGTTCAAGTTCGACATCTAGTAGTTCAGGGGTACTGGCATGTCCCACAGATTGTTCAGCATGTAGTGCTGTAACATTAACTGCTACCGGGTTTACTGGTGTATGTGACCCCTTGAATGGTTCATTTGCTCTAACGAGGACTGGATGTGTGTGGGGAGGTAGTGGGTGGGTAATTGCATGCTTTGGAAATACATGGACAGCAGGATACCAAATACCCCCTCCAGCTGGTATTATTGTAACATACGAAAAACCTAATACAACTGGATGTCCTACCAATAGGAGCATGGACAATAACTAGTTGTGAATGTCCATCATGTGGAACAATGGTGGTATCATAATGAAAGAACATTTCACAAATTCTCCACATTGCACAAGTAGAGCTCATTGCAAAGCATGTCGCACAAATAAAGCATTTCAAGCTAGTATATTAAATAATTTTGAGTGGGACGGAGAATGTCCCCATGGGTTTACTCGTAATAAATTCCCACCTCCACCTCCACCTCTAGCTGTGACTGTAAAAAGCGCTATAATGGGAGCAGCTAAAATTGCTGCTAATATGAGACCTGATAATACGTATCCTTCTCGGCCTAAACAAATAACTAATGCAATGAAAGCAGCTGGAAGAGCAACATTAGCAAGAATTCAAGGCAAACAAACTTTAGCTTCTCCAGAATTACAACAAGAACGATTAGACATATGTACATTGTGTGAATTATATGATCAACTACATGATAGATGCAAAAAATGCGGATGTAAAGGGGCTTGGAAAAAACGACTTATAACTGAACATTGCCCAACCGGTAAATGGTAAACCCGAACAAATTATAAAGGACTATATAATATGAACACTATATTAAAAATCAAAGATTATTTTAGCAAACATCTTAAAGATTCTATGGGACATAAACGTCCTAAAGGTAGAGTAAAGATTTTCAATCAATCTGACACTGGTAGGTTAGACCAAGTTGAAGATACATCCAACCTAATAGTATACCAAGGGCGACAACTCTTACTACAGCGTGCCTTTAACCAAAGTATGACCGGATATGACACAACTGATAAAGATTCATATATTTCATGGTTTGGATTAGGGATAGGTGGATGTGCAGCTAATTTATTAATTCCTATAGTACCAACCCCAAATGATACACAACTCAATCAACCAGCGATCATAGATCCAAGTCTTGCAGTTGCTTACCAGCCTTTTAAAGCATTTGATAGTATATCATATGAAGTAGATTCCACTAATGAAAGTAAATTATTAATTGCTAAAATAACCACTACAATATCAACCAGTGATGCGAATGGAGTAGACGGATTATCATCCTATAATTTAAACGAAGCTGGGTTATATATAAGCAATTCAAATGATCCATTAGTATTTGATCCAACCACTGCCAAGTTATTTGCTCGCGTCACATTCAGTACTATTCGAAAAACCTCCTCACGCTCATTAGTGTTTGTTTGGTATATTTACTTCTAAATCTATAGAACAAATTGTATATAACTCAATTGCGGTAAACACCGTAACATAAGGATTACTTTATTATGGCGACTCATGTTTCTCCAGGCGTGTACACTAAAATCATAGATTTATCTACTTACTTATCTGACATACCAGGTACAGTAGGTTTTATTCCTTTTTTCAGCAGACAAGGTCCAGATAATCAACTAACATATGTAACTAGTTCCCAAGAATTAGCTGATACATATGGCACTCCTAATATTCTAAACTACGGTACTTCATTTGGTCAAGGGCATTATATAGTATGGAATCATGTCGCAGTGTCTCCAGCATTTTATTGCTTACGTTGTTTACCTGATGATGCTGCTTTTTCTAATACATTTGTAGACTACAACTCTGATTCTACTGGATCTATCGAAATAGAATCTATTACTTCTCAAAATAGTTTACTAGAACTCCAGACATCTCTCGCCGGACATCCTGTAGGAGAACTTAATGTTGACAGATTAATGGTAGTCTACCCAATAGGTCGTGGAGACTACTATGATGATTTTGCTATAACTATTGCTAGAGCTGCAAATACTTATAAAAATTCATCAGTGTCAGGAGTTCCAGCAACTCCAGTAGAAGCTATATATGATTTTGATGTATGGCAAACACAGGCTGACGGTGATGATATTATTATAGAATCATTCGAAGTATGTTTTGATCCAGATGTAGTTGATGACTTCGGAGATTCATTGTTTGTAGAAGATGTTGTCAATAGATATTCCAAATGGATTCGTACTGAAGTGAATAGAACTTCTCTCAATGATTGGATGACTAATGGGACAGTAGAAATTGTTGTCGGAGATGCAATAACTCCAATTCATTTATTCCATGGATCAGAAGGTGATATTGTTGTAATAGATGCAATCACCGGTCAAAGAACTATCAATACCATTAATGCAACTTTAGCATTAACTAATGCGTATCAAGGTCTAGCTGTAAATCCCATGACAGGGCTAGCAGAAGACGGAGTAGTTAACACTGAAGATATATATTTCTCTATTGTATATGATGCAGGATACCCTGATGCAGTAAAAGATACTATTTATTCATTAGCTGCAGAAACTAGATTAGACTGTGTAGCTATTATAGATAATGGTAATAACTTATCATATACTGAATCCATAACTTCGAGAACTACTGCTCATAATTGGAATAGTAAATACGCAGCATTATATGATCCTTATTCTAAAGTATTTGATACACATACTGGCAGAGATGTATGGTTCTCACCAATTTATCATATGTCCAACCTTATTCCATTAAACGATAGATTATATGATATCTGGTGGCCTAGTGCTGGATTCAATAGAACAACTATATCAGCAATTAAAGAATTAAGATATAGTCCTAAATTATCTCAGCGTGATCAATTATATCTAAAGCAGATTAACCCAATTGTAAAATTCTCAATCGGAGATACAGTATGGGGAAATTTAACTACTCAAAAAAGACCTTCTAAACTCCAAGATCTCAGTACAATGAGAATGGTGTTGTATATTAAAAGAGCATTAGAACAATATCTCAGATGGTCTATTTATGAATTTAATGATGCTATTACTCATGCTCAAATCTCAAACGATATTGCACCATTCTTAGAAGAAATTAAAACAGCTCGCGGGCTAACATCATATACCATTGAAGTTGGCTCTACTACATATGAAGAAAAACGAAAAATAGCCCACGTCAATGTTATTCTTTTCCCGGTTGGTGTTATTGAACGTATTGAATTGAATCTGTATATCAAATAAGGGATTAGTAAATGATTAAAGAAACTTTAATAACACGGAGAAATTCTTATGCATAGCAGTTTCAATGTCACTCAAGATAATTTCTACGACAGAAACTTTGGTGGAACTGTAAATGGTGTAGCCGATCCCTATGTGAGCGGTTACCATTTCATATGGTTCAAACGACTTCCTGCCCCATTAGAAATCATTATTAAAAATGATATAGATGATTTGGGAATAACTAAAACTGATGAAATTCAAAAATTATTATCAGCATCTTGTTTATCAGTAACTCCTCCGGGTGGAACTCTGAATAGTACAGAGTTTACTGGGTTGGGCGGAACTAAATGGGGCGCTCCTACTAATATGGATTACGGTAATACGTTATCTATTAAGTTCTTGGAATTTAGTAGATTACCATTGCTGCATATTTTCCATTCATGGTTTAAGCTTATTAGAGATAATAGATCAGGTGTTTCTCCATTAAATAGTAATAATAGAAATGCAAATTACACTAAACAGTCATATGCATCAACTATTTTATATTGGACTACTAAACCAGACGGACGAAGTGTAGAATTTTCAGCATGTTATGATGGATGTTACCCGACCAAAGATCCTATGGATTCATATCCTGGAGATCTTAGCAGTGTTGATAAACTGGAATTGGATATGGAATTCCGTATTGACAGAATCTGGAAAGAAAAATGGGTACGTGATGATGCTCAATATTGGGCCAACCAATGGGCAAATAACAATGATGCATATCGCGGTAATGCTCTCAGTGCTCCTGACGCTGAAGTTGAATCACAACCTTAACATATAATTCATTTAAAAGATTACTTTAAAGATTTGTTTTTATTTTCCATTACGATGATATTGTACAAGATTAATTAAAATTATAGCGACCACAATTATAACTACTATTCAAACTAAAGGTCCATATTATGGCCACATCAACTGCAGGTAATTTCTTCAATGGATTCACACCAGTTTATCCAGAGTACGAAGTTATCACCCCTCAAACTCTGGGCACATTTACAGTCAGAGGATTGAATGTCGGAGAAGAAGAAAATTTAAAAGGAAGTATTACTACTCCTAGACGCATTCCTGAACATTTGAATAATATATTATGGAGTGTAATTGTCAAGAAGCCTGCGTGGTGTGAAGATTTTGATTCGTTCATGACTTCTACAACTGTGCATGATCGAGATGCTTTACTGTATGCTCTTTATCATATTACATATAAAGATGTAAATGATTATGATTTAGTATGTCCTAAATGCGAACATGAGCATAGAGTATCATTAGATATTACTAAAATTTTCTCCATGAAGGCATGGCCCGGAGAAGCTAATGAAGTATTGACTAAGCGAGTTGAAGTAGTATTGGATGAAGAATTAGTTAAACCAAAATGTACTATAGTTCTAAAACAACCAACTCTACAAGACGAAGCTGCCATGATTGGTAATATGCTTTTCCAGAGTGAAAAAAATTTAGAAATTGCCATGCAAATGTTGATAATAGATTCATACCAGCTTCAATTTGAAGAAGATGGACCTATTCAAAATGTCACAGATAGAGAAAATATATTTAGAGGATATACAACTCTACCTGCATCAGTTAGAAAAGAAATCAACAAGAAATATGTTGAAGAGTTTGGTAAATACTGCATAGACTTAAAAATTAATAACACCTGCCCAAAATGCGGTAATAACTTTGAATCGGCGATGAACTTAGTTCAGCATTTCTTTCGCGTTCTCCACGAATGAAAAAATGCGAGATAAGTATTTACATGCGCTTGAAGAAAACTTATTTATTGCAATGGAATTAAGCAAACAACCTGAATTTGCTTTAAAACTAATGCCGGTAAAAAGATTCGAAGCGTATTTAAAATGGAAAATTGAATTTGATGAAAAAGTAGCTAAATTAAAATCTGATGAAATGGACAAACTTGAAAAATCCAATCTCCGAACAAATAATAAATTTTAAGTAGGATTTTGGAGATATGGCTTACATACCAATAGCAGTCCAAACAGATACAGAAACCACCACAGGTATTCCATCAAATACATATAAAAAATTCCTAAAGGAAGTAGAAGCGTCATCTGCTATAGATGTTGATTATATTTCAAAATTAGCTCCAAGCGGGGACTTCACCAAAGTCATTGGTATAAACACACTAATAAATTCTATTAGAAACTTACTAGTAACCCCGCTTGGGAGCTATGCATTTGATCCTGAATATGGGTCATTATTGTATACAAAAATATTTGATATCGCAGATGAACAAACAGAAAAAGAAATTGAATACGAAACCATCGGGCGAATCCATCAGTTTGATGACAGAATCCAAATATTAAAAGTCGAAACAGAATGGTTCAGCGACCGAAAAGGATTTCGAATTTCTGTATTCATCAAGAAAAACGATAAGCAAACTGCTGTAAAAATAGATATCACTGAACATCCTACATATTTGACAGGCGAATAACTATGCAGAATTGGTTAAGACTATATCATTATCCTAGTGAATTTTTAGAATTAGTTTATAGATATTATGCTGCCCAAGGTGTTGCATATATATGTACATATTATCATTTAGATATACCAAGAAGTATATTAGATACAACTATATTAGATGCAGGCCCATATCATGAAACTGGTGATCTGTCAGGAATGTTATGGGAAAAAATTACGTTCTTTCCTATTTATAATACAGGACAAATTCAACCACAATTCACAGCAGACGAACGAGGATTTGGAAAGTTCGATCAAGTTACAGAATTCAATTTTCCTGAAATATATGGATTAGTCCCAACTACTGATGATAAAGTATACTTTGAAGAATTAGTATTAAATGAAAATAGACAACCTGCTAATCATTCATTGTATCAGGTTAAAAATTTTCAAAAAGCAACCAATACATTTGTATCATTCTGGCAAGTGAGTCTAAAAGTAGATTGGTTCACTAAACCTGAATTAGAAGAACATGTAACCAGGGTTTATTCATTCTTCGATTATGAAAAACAAATATATTCATTAAATAATGCAACATCATTATATACATTAATGGAGAAAAATGAACAGCTTAAACATAACGACTTCTTTAAAGAGAATGTCGGATACTATTTCGGAACATAGGTGTAACAATGTTTGAAAACCAAAATGTAGATATATTCGGATCCAGAGAAAAAATCCGAAATCAGTTAATAGAATATTCTAAAGAGTACATGGAGCTAGAAAATATAGATTTATATAAAACTAGTTTTCTTTCTTATATGATAAATATTTTATCAATCTTATCTGCTAACCAAATGTATTATACCTCTACTATATATAAAGAATTCTTTTTCGTACAAGCTCAATTAGAAGAATCTGTATATAATTTAGCTACATGGATTGGATATGATATTCCTACTGCAACTCCATCTACAGTAGATGTATTATTCACAATGCCTTTAGGGTTCAAAGATAGTGATGTAAATATAATATTCCCTAGTAATTTTAAAGTCTATGCTGATACTACAACTTTTAGACTTGATACAGGATTCTCATTATCTACCAATATAACTGATGTTCAGAATGAAATAGATGACATGGTTGACAAAGGAATAACTACTAAAATTTTAAATAACAGTGTAGTAACAGTACAAGATAATAATGGATTCTATTACCCAGTCCAGATAGTTATTCCTAGTGGAGATAATGATACAGATGATGCTGAAGCTAAATTTCTGTTACCATTCATACAAGCAGAAGAAAATTTAGAATCATTCCAAATACCTTTAGATTTAGAATTCTACCAATTTTATAACAAAAAATTAACTGATATAACTGGGCAGATATCTAGTATAGATATATATGTATTCCCGAAAGATTATAGTATCGCTAATAATCTTATTAGTATAAATAATGTATCCGAATTTTATGAAAATATTAATGCAACAGATCGAGCAACTTATTTATGGACTCATTCAAATGCCGGAATATATACACTAAGTCAATCAGATAAAAAATATGTATATACTGCTTACAATAATGCATTAGAAATTATATTTGGAAATGGTGTATTAGGCGCTCAACCAGGAAGAGGATCTACAGTATTCACAATAATGGATACTACAATAGGAGAAGAAGGTAATGTAATACCTGGATCTATCAGTAATGGAGATCCAATATATTATCAATACACTGATACTACAACTACCAGAGTTCAAAGAGTAAGCTATTCAGTAATAAATACGAATGCTGCAACTGGAGGTGAAGATCTTCCATCTATTTCAGAAATTAAATCTGATGCTATAGTAAATCTTAGAAGTAGGAATAGATTGGTAAGTGAACAAGACTATGAAGATTTTGAATCTATAGTTCCAAACCTCCCGTTACAAGGAACTACTCCTATATTAAAACGAAGTGACTTAAAGATAAATGAGTTTATGGTATTTTCAGAACTTATTTATAATAATGTAAGTAGTTCAGACCCAGAAATAATTCCGGCTAGAAATATTGTGTACAATGATGCTACTACAGCGGCTTCTTCTTATATTCCAAGAGGCTCATCTCCTGGTGGAGACTTCTCCGAGTTTGAAACTATTTTCGGAATGGAAATAGATCTAACTACAGCATCAGCAATATATGATTACTTAGTAAGAAGTGTAAATATTACAACCACATTAGTATCATCTGATTCTGAATATAATTCTCAATCATATTTACAAATCCCAACTGTAAAATTCTCAAGTGAAATAGATCCTACAGATTCTTCAATAATTACTATTCACATATTAGCAGACTGTAATCATATCCCAACACCAGACGGTCTTACTCAATTCACATGTTCAGTCGCAGCCAAGTTTGATGGAATTGAGCATGCGATGGTCGCAAATTTAGATTCCATAGATACTACTAAATACGACTCGTTTAGTTATGACTATACTAATTTTTCAGATTTTCCACTCAATGATATAACATTTGAGTTCACATTAAAAGGAAAAACTGCAACAGGTGTTACATATAATACAATATTAATATACTCTAGTAATGTAATTATTCGTAAAGACCTTTCTGAATTTATGGCTAGCAGTGTTACATGGACTGACCCAAGCGATTATTCTGTACATAATGTGCCAATGATATTAAGTGAATATTTAACTCAAGACGGATTTGATATAGAGAATTTTGAGTTAGTAGTATTACAACAATTAATAGGCAATATAAATGTCAATGAATATAGAATGTTGACTGATTTCATAAATATAAAATTTCCAGACACTACTGGTGAATTAACAAATATGAAATATAATCCAATAGATAGAGACATAATCAGCAGGTTGCTAACATCAATCCCTGTAGCTCCAGTATTGAATGATTCATATATTATAAATGGAAGTGAAGGAACTGATCCATCTGGACGTGACTGGAATGATTATAAAAATTATATTGCTAAATGGAATGGAGCAGCATGGACTTTAACAGCTCCTGAATATGATGAGTTTGTAGAAATTAATAATGTTATACCAGATCCTGACAATGGATCAAAATTAATATATTCAGGAAAAGATTGGATAGAACCAATATTCAATATTCCATTTACTATATCATTAAAGATCCGAAAAGATCCATCAGTATCTATTACTAGTGGAGCAGTAGTTCAAAATATCAGAACAGCATTAATAACTGAACTAGCAACAACATTAGGATTAAATTCTGAAATAGATAAATCAGACATAGTAAGAATTACTAGAGAAGTTTCCGGTGTACAATATGTAGAGATTATAGAACCACAAGTGGACATCAGATTTAAATATGATTTAGATGATCTTACACAAGAAGAATTACTCGATTATACCCCACAACTGGTCGCGTTTGTACAAGACACCATAAATATAACTGTGATAACTTAAGATATTCCTATGCCTACAATACTTGCCAAACATGGAGCGATAGAGCCTTATACTAAGTCAGATATCATTGCTATCATCGACGCCAAAAAATTGCACAATATAATCATTAAAAAAACTGCAACTGAATTACAATTTCTTGGAGGTAATTGTTATTTTCCAAGAGTAGCTGATATCTATAAAGAGTTACTAGCACAAACTCAATGTAATGAAGAAGCGTTAAGAAAATATTCCATGGAGAGATTTAGAAATCCAAATTGGAAAATTCTTCATGATCCAAAACTTACATTGTTAGTATTAATATCTCAAGAGTTTTTAAAGGCTCACGACGATAAAGCAGCGCTAGCAACTGTGAATTTAATTTCCTTGATGTTTTATTCTAAATTAATGTACAGATACTTTAAAAAATATTGCAATGATAACTACTTCCGTGCAGCTTTAGATAAACTATCTCATAACCACTTGTTCAGAAATAAAGAAACAATTGGTAATTCTATTCTATATATGGCAAAACAAATATTCACTAAATACAAACTTCCATTATTAAAAGAAGATACTGGTAGAATCATTGCAATGATTTATGAGTTTAGAGGCAGAATCAATCAATCAATGAGAAGTTTTGCTTCTAAGTATTATGATATTGCTGAATCAGGCGGGGCTGTACGATTAACTCGAGATGATTTACCAGAAGAAAAAAATATCCAAAAAAAATTCAAAGAGACATCTGATAATTTCTCGAAAGAAGTATGTGTATATGGGAATGTAGATTTTGATGCTGGGAAAGAAGCTCAGCAGATTTCAAAATTTAATCGCAAGTTATCTCATGAATATGTTAAAAATCTATCTGATGTAGCGAATCGAGAAATGCTAGGATTGATATCTTATCTATTCCTTAAAACTATTCATCATACTGCAAACTCGACTAAACTTGATTATATCAATATGTCTAGACAGTTAATGTCAGTAAAAATAAGTTCCAAACCAATGTATTATAAAAAAGCATTATCTGAATTACATAATACTATAGTACAAAATATTGGACAGTGGGATTATTTTAATAAGATATCTATTCAATCTAAAGGAATTTCTAGATCATTCTTATCTTACTATATTGCAATTTCATTGTTTGAATTTATACACCAGTAGTTATTCAACAATTTCACTAGCCAAGGCTATACTAGTATTTACATCATCAACAGTTACTGCAGGTTTAAGACTGCTTTGGAGACGACTTAATTCAGTTTGTCCTTCTCCTCCAGCTTTTGGTTTTGGACGTCTAGAATTTTGTGAATCTCCAACATCTTTTCCTGAGTACCTAACCCAGCTTGGGCCTTTTTGCCCATCTGATCTACTTTCAGCCCAATCTTTCTTTTCTAAAAATCCATCTAAATAACCAGTGAGTGATGGAATTTGAGATAGTCCTGTATTCCGAGTGTTGATCATTGTATTAAATAAACAACCTAATTCGATTTTTAAATCTACTATACCAACTCGTTGATTATACGCTATATGATTATCATCTCCACCTTTTATCACTTGAATAGATTTAATATATCCAGCTTCAACATTGAATAAACCAGGTGCATTAAATTTACATAACCATGGCCAATAAAATGTATATCCGTCATTGGTTCTAGGAACTACAAACATTAGTAATGCAGCAATAGGAGCTACTATATATTTAGCAGTACTTTCATCATCTTCTGGGAATGGATTATATAATCTTACTTGCAACGAATATCCAGGAGCCCACCCAGACGATTTCCATACTTGAGGAAAATCTAAATGTCTTCCAGCAGCGGCAGCAGCAGCAACTACCGCACCCTTAGCCGCAACACTACCCAGCTTTCCTTTTTCATTTAACCCTTGCATAGCTGCTTTAAGTTTAGATGCTGATCCAGTAAGAATTCCTCCTACTTTGTCTCCTGCACTACTGCCTTTTAATACATTACTTACTTTCTCAGCTGCTGATCCCATGTCAGTAGCTCCGAGAATAAACGATACATCACTAACACCAGCAGACGCAGCTTTAGCTCCAAATGATGTTTCTTGATAATCATTACTAAATGATTCCATCGGAGGAGAAACCCCAAGGTAACATACTCTTAACCGAGGAAAAGATCTATTAAATCCTGGATGTGTTTTAATTTTATAGAATTCCAACAATTCTTTTTGATATTCTTCAAATGCTGGCTCTAATGTAAATAATTCTAATCCTGCTCTTACTTGTTGTTTAGCTGGAGTTATATCAATAGTAGGCATAGAATCTTTAACTACATTCGAAGTGTTAGCAATGACTTCACCTGTAGGACTAGATTTCAATCCACCGTCATATAATGGGGGAAGTCCAATAATATCTGGCAGAGTTGCTACTGCTGCAGTCCTAGTCTGAAGTTTAAATATTTCTTTTTTACCATTTTCTATAGCATTTTTTTGTTTTATCGTTTGTCCAGTTTTTACTCCAATATTTACACTAGTAGCATTCGCAATAATTTTTGTCATTATACTAATCTCCCATTCAAAATACCATCTATATTACTCCATAACATAGCAGATGGATCTCTATTAATGTTAGTAGTATTAGAATTATTCGCAGTATTGTTTGATATTGAAGTTGTTTCTATTGCAGTAATTTGTCTATCTGCTGATTCTCTGGCTGATCTATTTAAGGAAGTTCTAGTATTTGCATCAGATTTAAGAAGAGCTCCTTCACCTGCAGTTTCCCCAGTTACTAACGTACGTATTATATCTTTAGATGTTTTCATAAATGATGATAACACAGGAACAGCACTAGCAGGAATAATTTGCTCTCCAGCATGAACAATAGCTAATCCTGTTTGATCAATTCTTCCGCCAGTTGCAGCTTGAGGAATATTAGAAGAACCAGATAAATATTTACCGATTATTGGTATTTTAGTAACTACATTTTTAACAATTTGAGGAATATTAGAAGAACCAGATAAATATTTACCGATTATTGGCATTTTAGTAACTACATTTTTAACAATAGATAATAATGATTTAACAAATCCAAACGCCCAATTCATTATCATAAATTGCATATCTCGTACCCATACAACTGGAGAAATAATTACTTTATGTATAGCTCTAAATATCATTTTCAACAATGCCATTGATATTGATATCATTCCATTCATTATCGCTGCAGGTAATTTCACAAGTAATACTTTAGCTAATGATACTGCTATAGTTATAACTATACCGGGCATAGCTTTAATCAATGCCCATATAACTTTAATCAATACCAAAGTTAATACACTAATTATTTTTACAAAGTTAATTTTAGATTTCTTTTTACTACTCCCATCAAATAAACTATTTAGCCATTTAACTGCATTATTGACAAACTTATCAATATACTTAGGAAGACTCTCTATGAATAAAACAATTCTTCCAGTAAATGCCTCAGATAGACTAGGTATTTTATCAGCGAAATCTTGCAACCATACAGTTACATTTAATACTCTTTGAATAAGTCCAACTATAAAATTATATATAGATATAGGTATAGTTTCTGTAAGGAATTTTGATACCCAACCACCAGCAGCAAATAATAGTTTAAATGGTGCAGTTATCCCTGTCCATATTGTACTCCATATCCAAGGAATCAATTTCGACACAAATGGTTTCATAATTTTCCAAGATAAATCATTCAACCATAATTTTAATTTAGACAGCCCAGTAAACATATTCCAAGTCATTTTTCCTATCCATGGAAGAAACTGTGCCCAAAAAAATGTCATAACTTTCCATGTAATATTTCCCAACCATAACATATTTTTGCCAATCTTAGTAAAATAATCAAGAATTAATTTAGGAATAAGTTCAACAAAATTTATTACCCGATCTATGAATGAATCAATTACAACTGAAGCATTAGTTACTAATTTAGAAATCCAAGATTTTACATTTAATATTGAAGAAAATATTTTATTAATAAAATTAACAATAGTATCTGGTATGGTTTTAAATATAAAGCCACGAATATATACTGTAGCTGATTTTAAGCCTTCATATATACTACTAACTAATTTTATAATCATTTTAGGTATAAATGTTACTACAGATACTAAAACATGAGCAGCAATCTGTACAAGTCCCTTTACAATCCCCCATGCCATTTTTATCAACATCACCTGTATATCCCACAACACAAATTTCCAAACAAGAAATATACTTTTAGCTAAATTCTTCAATATAGTTAATAAAAATCCACCCAAGTCTTTAATAACCCATTCAATTATAGTATTAACAATAGACCCTATCTTCTTAAACGCTTCAAATGGAGAGATTATCATTAGCATTGAAGCTTGTACTAAATTTACTAATATTTTAGCTGCTTTAAATATAGTATTAAATACAAATTTTAATTGAGCCATAATAGTTGAAATGCCAATTTTTACCAATTTCCAAATAAGTTTAATAGTAGGTATAATTGGTTCAAGCATTATATGATAAAATTTTGCTAATGGTCCTAGCAATAATCCTATTCTCTCTTTTGATCCAAGCATCTTTGCAATAACATTAAATGGAAGTCTAATCAATCCAAACACTCCATCAACAAATCCACCAGCAAATGATGCTAATTTCATCTGGAATGTAGTATCTTTACTCAAAACATTAAATATTTTACCAGCAGAAAACCACCCTTTTACAGCACCAATAGCTCCAAAAATAGCGGCAACGGCAACGGCAACCACAGCAGCAATTATCCATCCTACAGGATTAGATCCGGCAGCAATTGCTCCCGTAGTTCCTCCTGTAGCAGCAGCGGCTCCTCCACCTCCCATTATTGAACCTATCGCAGCATTAATTCCCACCATAACTCCAGCTCCAACTACTGCTTCAGATCCTATTTTTCCAGCAGTTATCGCAGCACGTTTTGCCGCTGATTTTGCAAACACCCTACTAGCGCCCTTAGCTAATCCAGCTCCAGCTCCCTTTATCCCTCCAGTAGTTAATCCTCTATACCCGGATTTTCCAATTATTTTTGCAACACGCCCAGTCTTTTTAATCCCGCCACCAACATATTTCCCAGCCTTCCCGATACCCTTCCCAGCCAAATGTAATGCTCCTTGCCCTAATTGAAATTGCATTCCATCAGTAAAATCACTATCATCATCTCCCATGCCAGAAAGAAACTTATTTTTTCTTAACCATTCTAATAATCTATTACGACTATAATTCTGATATTTATCCTCTGACGAATCACGTTTTTCCGTTTTCTTTTGAAGATTTAACTCTTGGGTACGAACAAAAGTATCTTTAATCTGTAAGCTAAAAGTTTTCTTATTAATGGTAAGCATTTCTCTTAGCAATGATACCATATCAAGCATTGCATTAACTTGAGTTTTTACAAATTTAGCAGGAGTAATAATTTCATTTTCATGGACAATTGCTGATCCGGTCTTAGATACATATCCACCAGATGCAGCTTTTGGTGAATTTTCACTTCCGAATTGATACTTAAACGATTTATTCTTTTTCACACTACCTATAGTACCTATAGCAGATTCAACTAATCCTTTACCTTCCCCTCGTAACCTATCCCAAGCACCATGAGCAGTTTTACCTATTCTAGAATCACTTAACAACTGAGTAGTTTTAGTAACCAATTCCCCCATTTGTCGTTGTCCGGTAACTACTCCCTTTATAATTTGCCAAACCGATCCACCACTAGGAGATTGCATTGTCCCATAATCATCAAATTGATCTCCCCCAAGTATTGTTATAATACGATTTAATTGATCTTCTTGTCGTTCAAATCCTCGGCGCAGATGTCCATATGTAGCAGTAGAAGCAGCTTGTAATGTTTCAAACACATTCCCTCGGGTAACATCCCATGCATATTGACGAACTTTTCCCCCTCCCATTCTGGCGGAAATACCAGACTGTCTCATCATATCCATTCCCATTTTAGAAAATGATACAATAGTTTTAAGTATCCCACTATCACCAGTTAACATTTCAACTAACGGGGATTCAACCCAAGTCGTTCTAAATTCTCCAAATGTTGTACGTAAATATTCATTGGATTCACTTTGATTAGCGGACATACTTTGTAAAATTTCAGTCTGTTGAGTAGACTGAGTTATCAACGCTCCCATTTGCCCAGCAGGAATTATAGTTTCTCCTTTATGGACTATAGCTTTACCTGTCTCATCTACATAACCACCTTTAGATGCTTTAGGTAAAGGTAATGATGATAGTCCACGTTTAGACATGGTACCAAGAGCTTTAATCCATTTAGCATTACTTATACGTAATTTATCTATAGCTGATGCAACATCATCTGAAGGGTACATATTACCATATGAACTATCATCTAATCTACGTTTAGCAGAAACTACTGGAGATTTTGGTATTATAGATGACACTCCAGAAGATCCTGTTCCACTTTGCATACTTGCAACTCGTGCAACTTTAGCATCATGTGTAGGAGCTGGCATTATATGTTCAGATTTTGCTATATTTCTGCTTGCTAATATATCATCTTTTCTAAATCTACTACTCAAACTATGCATCATAGATTTAGATGAAGTCATCATCGTATTCATCGCTGCTCGTAATGAGCCTTGGTTTCTATTAACTATCTTTTCTATAACTTTCCCAACTATAGGATTCATAGCACTACCAACTGCTATTCCTGCAGTTGCAGATGGACTAATATTATAATCTTCAGATATTGCGCCACCAACATTTCCTACTAATGCGCCAGCCTTACTAATAGTAGATGCTGATAAAGTTTTAACCGTACCTGATAATTTACTTATAGAATCAGATAAAGTTCTTAAAGAAGAGTCTCTAATATCTGTAGTCTTTAATTCATTAGTTGGAATATCTTCAGGCATTATCTAGTCACCATTTTTATCATTCTGTAATGATTATTTGTAGGCTTAACTTCTCCGGTTTTTGCTATAACTTCAGATGGAAATAAAAATTCTTGATCAATTGGTGTTGAAAGATCATATATTCCAAATACATCATTGTATGCATAATGAGCTGCTAAATATACAGGCTTAAGTAATGGAGAAGAATTCAAAGTATTAAAAAATATAGTTTGGTTATTAAGATATGTAAGTATAAAATTTACTATCATCTTCGAATATCTCTCAGAGTTAGTCCCATCAAGCATAGAAAATATATCATTTGCTAATAACTTTTGCAACGTAATATTAATAGATGGTATGTTTATAGCACCGCTTTCAGATTCTACATTTACCATCCAATCTATCCATTTACGAATTGAGTCAACATGAGGAGCACGTCCACATAAATGATACACAAATTGCTTATAAAAATCAGTCAATGTAGGTCTAAATATTTTCATCCATGATGTAGGTTTTTTACTTAAACAATAATGCATCAATTCATGGAACACTGTAGCTCCCAATTCTGGATCCATTTTCTCTGAGGATTTCATATCCATCAATATAAAAATCTTCTGCCGGGCAGGATCAAAACATGCTACCATATATTTAGTAATTCTATTAGAAAAAGGCCGTAATAACATATATGAAAATATATTAGTATGAACATATGCAGGAACTAATTCACCCCGTTGCATCAAATTTGCCAAATCCCTGGATATTGGACGAATGATTTTCAACTGGCTAATATCAGATAAAAATTTTACTTTTACTTCATCTGACGAATAAACAGAATCCCCTTCAATCTTATCTACTACATCCATACCTCCCGGATAAAATATTCCTTCTTGGGCAAATTGCATGTCTGTCATTTTATGAATAGTCCTCTTGATATTTTTAATTTGTTCCATCTATTCTATTATTCATCATCATCAAATCCCAACAATTTAGTAACATCAATTGTAGATCCGCCCAGAGTCATTTCAAATAAATTATCTTTCACATGTTTACCGATTGCTTTATTAGCTTTATCTTGTTGCATTACTCCAGAATATTTCAAACTACTAACTTCTTGATTCCAAGTAACTGCATCTGAAAAATTAAGATCTATAGTGGATAATATGTCTTCGACTGCACGACCAGCAGCTGCAGTAGCAACACTCATAGGAGGATCATACATTCTAACATACGCAGCAAAAGCAGTTGATAATGCTAAGTCATCATTCATTCCCGTACCAGCCTCAATCTTCCCATTTGACTTCTTTTCAAGTGCAATTAATTCTAATGCCAAATCTTGAGATTTTATACAATTAGGATTTTCTTTGATATAAGTATAAAGAGCATCCATTATTAATGGGCGAGTAAATGCGTTATTAGATAATCCATATCTATATTTTACAGTCTTTGGACGAATATCTCTACTTACTTTTTGTTGATACACATTAAATGTAGAACCATGCTTAGTCAAATATTCTACTACTTGATTACCATATGAATTGTTTTCTACTACTAACATATTATTAGGAAATATTTTATTAACAGTTTCTACTGCTTTACAAAAAGTATCTACACGATTCTTACTTCGATATTCTCCAACTTGTTCAAATCTAATAAAATCAAAAATTTCTATTGCTTGATAATCACTTCCAGATTGAGAAGCTGTATCCACAGATATTAAATAGAAAGCATTTGGATCAGGCCGTTCCCACATCTTCAAATTTTCTTTTTCTATTTCTATTTTGGATATTGGTTTATCTTTAATTTCATTAAGTCTATTAATAGTATCTGGGGGATAGAATGAATTAGATGATGCTACAAATTTCATCTCCAATTCTTGATCTATAATAACCTGATCATAATTAAGAATAGCACATTGTTTGTCATACCAATCAGGATCTTCTCTAAATTCTTTAATCTGAGTCCAATGTATCTCATGCGTAACATATATAGATTTTGAAGTTTTACTAGCCACATATCGTTGATAAAACCATCGGCCTATTCCTGTAGTCTTGTTAGGAGTACTAATTATGATTGTGGCAAATGGTACTCCATTCTGTTCAGCAACAGATTGAGATTTTAAAAGAGCCGGACCAAATCCTGTAAACCCCTCATTGATTTTTTCAATATGTGCAGCTTCATCTATGATCGCAATTGTAATTGGTTTTCCTCTAAACAACTTTCCTGGGTTTTGCAAACTCACAGCACCAGCAAAAAATTTACATCCATTTTTAAGAATGAATGTTCGTTCAGAATCCTTTTCAAATTTAGGCATTAACCAATCAGGAAGTTGTTTAAGAATAGCCATAACTCGTCTACAAAAATCAGTAGATTCATCTCCATCTCGAGATACAACTCCAACTACTACATTTTCAAAAAATGTTACAGCATACGCTATGTATGCTTGAGTTATAGTAGAAATTCCAATCTGTCTAGATTTTAATGCTAATACATGGTGGTCGTCTATCAATGATTCTAAAAAACTTTTCTGTGGTTTATATAATTTCATATATGCAGATTCGCCAGGCAAATCAAGAACTACATAATTTTCAATAAAATATACAGGATCATGCTTTAACCTATAATACTCTTGCATCTTCTCTTTAGTAGTTGCAGGAGTATCATTTGTAATAGCATTAGTTACAAGAGAAATAGCCATATAAAATATCCTTAAGTAGTTCGTAATTCATTACTGCGAATTAATGTCAATGTACAATATGAGTCCCAATTTTCAGATTCACCACTTTTAAATACTATATCTGAAGATTCTAATATATATTTTCCTTGGTATTTAATATACTCTAATGCGTATGGATCAAATTGAACACATTCTCCAATTTGCAATATTCTCCCAAGATGTATATTTCTATCTAGTGTTAATTTAATAGCTGTCATTCGTGATAAGCTATAATCATTAGGTCGTAATGATGATGTCCCGCCAGATGATAATGTGAAATATGATTTTCTAAAATCTAGTTCAGGCTGAAACTTAAGAGGTTTAGATGGATCAGAAAATCCATGGTCTTGGACACAACTAATATCTTCCACTTCTAGATTATACAATCCATTATCTGGATGCAATACTTCTATTCTATCATATGCATATTTAATTATATTAGCATTAGAATGAAATACTGTTTCTATATTATCTTTAGTATCATAATTTATAGGTACATGTCTTTTATTTTTAAAAATTTCAGATTTCAACTTTCGTTCAAATAATTTAGGGTCATTTGAATCAGTAGGAAGTTGGATGATTATCATATTAGGATTTCCTAATAATTTAGCATGTAAATTCCAAAGATGTAATTCCCCATAATGATCACAAAATTTAATCATTGGGCCACAGAATAATCCAAATTGAAAATTAATATAATCTATCATTTTATTAACTGACATCGGAGGTATAACTATCTGAGGTACTAAATTAGGTAATGATCTGGCTGACAAAATTCCAGTAGTTAATAATTTAGCATCAGACAATACATCCTTTATTATCTGAATAGATGTTTTTCCTGTCGGATATTCAACTACTTTATTTACAAATGCACCCATTGTTTTAAGTGATGGCAACGGTATAGTCATAAAATGAAGAATTTGTCTAGATACTTGTTTACCTAGTTCTTGAGCTTTAGGTATTAGATTAACACTTCCTTCTACATAAATCAATTGAAATTGTGTTAATTCTTGTAATTCGGGTTCTTCCCCTGATAAGTATATATAGAGCATCATATCAGATTGCCCATATATTTCATTTAATATAATCTCTGCCGAATCAATATTTAAACTAATAGCAATCTGAGGCCAAGAGGATCCTATAGTACTAATAATACGAATAGTCTGAATATACTTAGTAAAATCTTGACCAGCTACGTATAACTCACAACTAAAATTTTTACCACGGCGATTAGGTCTCTTAGCATCTTTTATCTTTGACATATATTAAACAAGATCCTTCCTATAGACGATTTGTTCTATTTTATGTACAAAAAAACTAGGAAAATTAATTCCTAGTTTTATAAATCTTAGCTAGTCTGAGCTATAACATATTTAGATAAATATCTACGCAATACAATTTCTCTATATATGTTGTTAGTTCCCTCAAGAATTCTACTCCATATATATGTGGCATAGTACATATTTTTATACTCATCAGGCAATGCATCATATACTGTGAAAAATTCTTTATGGAATTTCTTAGGTGTAAGCCTTTTCATACCAGCTAAGAATGGAGCATCCAAAGGTAAAGATTTGAAAAATTCTACTTGGTCATCAACTGACTTTCTAACATCTTCTACTTGTGCAAAATTAACTGCCAATTGGGAAGCATGAATCATTCGAACTTTAAATTGATCAAGTACAAATTGATTATTAACTCTCAATACTGCCTGTGGTTTATTTACATCACCAGCATACCATGAAGATAACAATCCATAGTTAAGAGTTAATGCAAATTTTCCATCAAATCCATTAATAACACAAAATGATAAAGTTCGTTTCGAATTGATAGATTCTACATCTATATTAGTCAATAACTTAAATATAATAAAATCTGCAGGCGACATTTTATCTGCTGGTAATTCAAACCCTGATAATACAAACATGAGTTTGACATAAGAATTTTCTCTGCGATATTGGTAACCAGCACATTCAGCTTGAAGATTGGCGACTATATGATCTTTAATTGCTTCGGTTTTAGCTACTGTATAATTTTCAGACAATAACCCATTAATAGGCATCCATCCAACAGTTGATACATCTTTATAAAACACATTAAACAACTGCGTGTTATTATTATCTGGATCTACAACTCTTTGATAAAACACTTCAAGACCATCTACGTCATGAATATGTAACGAATTTTGTCCTTCAGGTAATGACCTCAAAGGAATCAGCATAGGTTCATCGTTCATATAATATCTCCTTTAATTTGATACTATAAGTAATTGTTTTTCGGATCTAGTAACCCCGGTATATAACCATCTATACCACATTTCTCCTGTCCAATAAGAACTTCTTTGTTCTATTAGCATCACTCGAGCAGCTTGACTTCCTTGACATTTATGAACTGTCATACAATATCCAAAATCAAAATAATCTATCTTCTCCTCAACATATTTATCCTCATCAGTATCTATGTTCAAAACAATTTTATCATTAGGTGATTGCTCATTGCCTAATGTAATTTCATGAACATTTTGATAAACTATTTTTTTCTGTTTACACATGACTTTTCTACCATCTAATTTAGGAGCGGTATTAGCCCATGCATCTTTAGATACACATCCAACATATAGTGAATCTTCCCCATCAAAATGTACCCCCATAGATAAATATTTTGGGTTATCATCAATCCACGCAAGAGTTCCAAGCATTCCATTAGCAATAGGAATATCTATGGAATTTCTATTATTTTTCAAACATATAACTCTTTCACCAATAGTTGGATACTCACCACTAAATCCAAATGTTTTCCTAATTCGGCTATTAATTTCACATCTGGTATTATTGAATCCACAAATAATCATAGTGTTTTCAAAAGTTTTAGTATTTGAAATAAACTGAGCAATAACATCAGTCTCATATCTAGCAATTTTAGCTACACAATCTCCATAATTACCTAACGGAATTTCTTCACAATTTCTAAGACGCATAGACAACTGAATGATAGGGTTTCCTTCTTCTTGCCTATGGATTTGACTTAGAATCATATCCGGGTCTTTCATCAAATTGAAAGATCCTTCTATAGGAGGAAGTTGGAATGGATCACCTATTGCAATTATAGGAATGCCAAATGATTTCAAATTATCATAAATTTTCTCATCAACCATACTAGCTTCATCTATGGCAATAAGATTATAATTAAGTTGTTCAGGTTGTCTAAGAGCCCAGCCAGTAATTTCTTGAGTTATAGGATCTATAATAGGAACATAGATCAATCCATGAATTGTCCCACAATAATCTTCCTCTCTAATAACTTCAGCATCAGATAATTTTCGTTTTAACACCTGAGCAGCTTTTCCCGTATAACAAACAAATGCTACACGGAAAGCTCCCATCAGGCGAAGATCAGATCTTAACTGAGCCAATAATGTAGTTTTACCAGTACCGGCATAACCACCAAGTCTAAATAAAAAGTTGGTTCGGGTTTTATACCAACTAATAATAGCATCTCGAGCTTGCATCTGATCTTTAGATAGATCCATTATTTATCCTCAGTATCTCGATTTATATTAATAGATTTAAGAAACTCATCTGCTTTTCCTTCATCAAATGCAATCTTAGCCATCCACCCAACAACTATCCCTATAGCAAGACCAACTAAACCGGTTTTAGTATGTTTAACAGCTTTAGACATACTTTCTCGACGTTTCTCTGTATCAGTCAATTTTGTTTCACTCATACTTATCCTTTCTGAATCTGGGTCAATTTATCATGTAAATTCTGAATTCTATCTTCTGGGAATAGAATGCGACCTATAATAGATCTAATATCTTTAACAAGAACATCTCCAGTATCCATATGTTTAGGACGGTGAGCAGTGAAATTAGGATCATCTACGTCATAGAAATTACGATGATCTTCTAAACCAATCATTTTTGCTGCCCAATAAGATAGTAATCCACTACCACAAGCAGGCATTCCATCCTTAGCACAGTTTCTAGGAATACCATTCTCATCGACAATAGGACGATCACATGATATAGTATTCTTGATCATATCAAACAATCCAAATTCTCGAGCAAGTACCCATAGGTCAGATTTCATAAGGTTCGCTAATCCAAATACCGGTTGCATTTTATGACCGACCAGAGTACCATATTTGACGTGCTCAAGAAAGGTTGAGAGGAAGTATTCACTATTGTCGGGGTACGAATTATGGACTAGAATTTTATCTATAAAGAAATTATTATTAGGTTCACAGTGATAATTAATCATTTCCTGCTCACCTTCTACAATATCAATAGTCTCAACCATCCAACCATTATGAGAAGCTCGATCACTCGCAGAACATTCTCTAAAAGAATAAACTACATCCCCGATATTAATATCCTTTGCTTCAACCCATCCTCTATCTTTAATATAAAATGGATGTTTATCAGAAGTATATAAAGTCTTTTTACTATGTATACATCCTTCATCAAATGTAAATGATAAATTATAAGTTTTATCATGAACAGTATGAAATACCTTTTTAACTATTGTGGGTTCTATAGTTTTAGTATCAAAATTAAAAGATAACAATTGACTACCTACATCAACAGCTCCAGGTATAATAAATGATTTATCAGGAAGAAGTACTTTATTTGCTTCACAATCTACAATACACCCGGATTCTGTAAGGTTCAAAAATCCGCCCAATAATGAAATCTTATCATAATGATGAGCCATGGTTAAAGCTTCCGAATACGAAGACATTATAGATAAGAACATCATATTCCTACCACAAACCCAAGCATCTAATTGTTTTAGACCTTTAGTTGTGCCTGTAGTAATTTCAGCATTCTTATCTATCAACATTGAATTAGGATCAATTCCTTGAACCAATGTTTCAATATCAAATATTTTCAAAGGAATATTTAAAAACTCAGTTACCTTAGTTATTGCAATTTCTTCAGCATCTTGTCCACGATGACCATATTTAAAATGACATGCTACAATATTTTCATATCCAGCATATTTCAACATAGCCAAAGTTAAAGATGAATCAAATCCACCAGAAGCACATACCACACAAAGTTCTTTAGTTTCTTCATGTGATTTAACATTGCTATCCCATGTCTGAGTTCTAAATCTTGGAGAATATTTAATGTCTCTAACAAATCCTGAATCCAAATCTATAGACTTAATATATCCGCCTGATATATAATGATGGTACCAGTCTTCCCATAAACACATTCCGTCACGAGGACAGTCTGTAATTTGGTGGACTATCTCACCAAGACAATCATTATCAGATGCTAGAAAATATCCAACTCCACGGATATAACATTGTGCTAACGGTTTAAAATCGCTAATCAAATACATACGATCTTGAACTACATCGTACATAATTCCAGCGACTCCACCAGAAATACGCTCCATTGTTTCTTTAATATTCTTTCCAGTCGTCATATAATCAGCAACAACTGCTTCAGAATCTATATGAGTACTGTATTCATATCCTTTTTCTTCAGCAGCTAATTTAATTTGATTATAAATAGGCTGAGATATTGCTCCATTATGAACGAATACACAATCATCGTTTGCAATAGGTTGCATATTTATTTTAGTAGTAGGAGGCTCTTGTTCTGGAGCAGCACGGCAAATTGCAATTAACACATCACCAATATTAATTGGATTGTTTTGCAATTTATCTAATACTTCAAGTCTAATTTCTGAATAAGGTTCTACCCATTTGTGAGTATCAACCACTCGTTCAGATCCACTTCTTCTAATAATAGTAAATCCGAATCCATCAGTACCACGATTTTCTGCAGAAGCAAATAATGTGTCAAATACTTCAATATCAGGAACACTCTCTCTCGCAATGAAACCAACTAATCCACACATAAAATTATTTTCAATCATGTTTGAGTTAAAATTTAAATAAATCTTTTAATACATCAATATTGTTAATTTCTCCTGTAAAATTTTAAGTCTATCTTCAGAAAATAGAATACGATTAATAATAGATCTAATATCTTCTAATCAAAATTACACCATATAAATACATCACATTCATATACTCATACGCCGAGCAGATTCTTCATCTTTAAAATACTCAGTCTTAATATAATGTCTGCAACGAATAGCAACTGAAAACTCGCCAACTCCTGGTTGCATAATCTTCAATCTATTCCATTCTTTACGTTTCTTTGGGAATTTAAATCCTCCTTCCCATTTAACATTCTTAATCCATGTTGGGAACGTATGTAAATAATCTCTCTTGGTAATAGCATATTCGATACATCTACATACAAATCGGAATTTAACAAGTGCAGAACTTGTCTTTTTCAATTTATCACATACATCGGCCAAAGACATTTGATCTACTGGATAATTAACATAATCCCCAGAATAGTCTGGTACATCAACTTCAACTTGGAAACACTTAACTTTGCCTCCAACGCCTTTATCTTTAACAGTCTTATGACCAGCCCAGTCTTGATTTACATTATCTGTGGCATTATCAAGAGTAAGACCAGCAGCAAGCATTGCCTTTTTTACGGCTTTAAGATGTTGTGTTTCTTCAATAATTCTATCAATTAATGATTTGGTTAAGAAATAATATTTCCCATAAAAACTAATCCATCTCTCAGGAGTTACAAAATTATCAAACACAATTGAATGACCATTCCATAAATTATTCTCAGTAAGGAATTTATTTTCTTCGAGTGTTGGGAGAAATTCAATCTTCTTCCAACCACCATACCATTCACCATTAGCTTTAGTAAGATTGAATGTCCGAGGAAATCCTTGTACATCATTCGCAACAACATTCAAATCAATTACTTTAATACTGAAATTGAAAATGTTTTTATTTGAGGTAACTCCAATAACTTTACCATGACGGTTAGTATTAGATACTACCATAGTCCCTTCTTGTCGAGACTTTGGGCGATTGGTTTCGTATGTAGGGATATTAATAACCGCTTCTCGCCCAATCAATGCATACATAAATGTAGCAAGATCTAGACTTCCAGCTTTAATCAATACACCATTATCATCATATTGAGCAGCGGCAGGGCTACGAGAAAATAAATCATACTGCCAATACTTATCTACTTTATCAATGATTGGACGAATATCACATTCTCGATTTCTCAATTCTGTCATTACTGGGTGGTCGAGAATATTTACTAACGATGACGCAATTTGTTTCACAGGAGTAGCCATTATGAATTTTTTTCAGTTTGTGGTTTTGAACATTCAATTTTCATATAGATATTTCTACCTTTATGCATAACATTTTCTTCTATGCTATCAATTTGCCAGGTCCCACCTTCAGCATGAATATATAAATTAGCTAATGAAGGAGTCCATGTAGATCCATGAGGATCAGATTTAGTATTTTGAAGTTCTGTATTTATAAGCAACTTGAATATTGAAGCACTACTCTTAATAGCATCAGCCTCAAACTCTAAAATCATTTCAGCAAGTTTGACAGCATTAGGAACTATAATTGTAAGAGTTCCGTCATCTGTAGTTATTTGATTACATGCATCTAATAATCTGCCAATTTCTCCACTGTCATAAAACATGTGCTCAAAAATTCTGTCAGCATTAATATGATTGACTTTGAATTTAAAAGTATCCATAAATGAAAAAATACTAGCATCGCTAAAATTGTATGTAGTATCTACAATACTATGATCCATACTAATAGCTGAACACCATGTTATAAATTGATCTTCTATTTCCTCAATAGTTTGACTTGTCCCTCCAACATAAGATTGATCTACATGAATTACAAATCCATATTCACTAAAATCATCTACATTGATTTTACCTGAACCTAAATTTAAAACTGCTTTATTTCTTTTCATTTTATGTCTCTTTTTGGAGGGCGCCCAACACTATCCACTAATTGACTCACCCATAGATTATTATGTTTATTGTTTTTACTTGTGTTATGTCGTACCAATTGGGCATTTGCGTGTTTTATATCAATCTTGGCAGAATCGACAAGTATATCATGGTATTTGGTTGCAGTCATATTATTCACCTTGTGAATTGACTTCTCATAACAAGTACTAACATTACTAGACATTGCTAATTGATCAATCATAAACTTTTTAAATTCTTGATGGTTTTCAGATGGAATATCCCAATTATTAACATTGTCCAACATCTTCCTAACTCTATCTAACTTCTCATCACGAATCCTAATTTGGTCTGTGCATTCTTTAATAATGCGATCACGATAACATTCAAAATTATCAATAATTTTTTGAGGAGATAATTTATTTAAAGCTTCTAACTTTTTTTCAGCATTATTCTTATTATTTTCATAATCCTTCTGATCTTTTAAAAATTCATCAACACCAATTTCAAATTGTAACGATTGGGCACGCATGGCAACCAATACTCCAAACGCACGAGCACATGTCCATACAAACTCATTAAAAGATTGACCATGATCAATCAACTCGCAAGTATACGCTGAACAGTTCATTTATTTTCTCTTTCTTTAATAGAAGTGTAATAACAATGAATTAATAAATTCTTTTACATAATGAGTAAAATATAACTCTGTCTTAATATCTTCTAACACAAACGAAGTTTTACTAGACACTATCATTGGGCCATTATAAGTTTGTATAGCCATATCATCACCATGAGGAATCATAAAAAATTCTTTATCAGTTTCATTTGTAATCATATCATGAATTGTTTGAAACTGAGCAAATAAACTCTTTCTGTTATATAAATTTAATGATCTAAATTTATCATATACTTTATCCAATTTAGAATATGTATTAGATATTCCCTTTACCTCAACTCTATCTTCAAATACAGAAAGAAATTTTTGTCTGTCTGGAGAGATAATGAGTAGATGTATCATTCCACGAAAATCTAATTTCATAAACCCATCAGTTTTTGTAAGTTTATGTTTTAGAATAAATCCATCTCTCTGAGTTACAATCACATCAGATGGGTCAACTTCATTAGCAATTAAATATTGATCTAATAATGCTGTAACTGTATTAATTAAAAATGATGATAAATTTTCATTATCTCTTTGCGCTAAACCTATTTGGATATTTCTAGATGCTTTATCAGTAATATCCAAATTTGCAAAATCCCAATCTATTGAGGACATTATCCTTGGATATGCTGACTTAAAATCATAAAAGAATAAGTCTTGTATTACTAATTCACACTCAGAATTTATAGGCATAATATAAAAATTCCTGGATCACAATTAAGTAATCCAGGAATCCATAAGTTATAGTTTACCAAGCAAACTTCGCAAGAAGTTTTCTTTCAATTTTAATCAAGTAATTAACATCTTTGACTGAAGTCATATAAGTCATAATTGCAGCCAAAATATCAGATTTACTACTCAAATCATCTACCGAGTTAGCAATTGTTGGGGTGACTTGTCGAACATGAATTTTCATGTTATTAATATCTTCAACCTTACTTTCAGCTTCACATTCAGAAACTGTTACTTCCCCATTACTTTTAGCTTTCTTGTAAGTAATTATGGAAACAGGAATACCAGATTCATCAACCTTAACCTGAATAACATTGGATTTAGCAACATATGTACGACATCCGCCGCCGAGAATAATAACACCACTACGTTCCACCTGAATCGTGGTAGGATCATGTGCTTCAAATTTCAAGCGGTGAGTATCTTCAACAAGAATCATATCTGCATCTTCTACATCCTTAGTAACAAATAGCATGTATTTATTATCAGGAATAGTAGGAACAGTAATATCCAATTTAACAACATCAACAAGTAGTTCAGGATAAGCAGACACAAATGTTGCTAGTGAAACATACTCTACATCATCAGAAGGAGATTCAGGAGCCGGTTCAGTCACAACATCAATCGGATCTACTTCAGGCGCATCTTCGGGAATTGCTTCAACAGGAGCTACTGGAAGTGCATCTTCGCTTAGTGATACTTCTTCAGTATTGTCAGTAGTAGTTTCGCTAGCAGCTGCATTTCCAACGAGATCATCGAGGTTCAATTTGTCACTCATGTTAGTGATCTTTCTTTTTTCAATTAGGTTATAATTTCCAACTCAATCTTGGATCGGGAAGTCTAAGCCAAGCATTTTTAAATATGCTTGCAATAATCTTAAACTTTGAGGTACAGGATCATCATCTTCATCTAATAGCATAGTATCATTATGTATCATTTTAGATATATGCGAATTTCTTTTACTGATAGAATCAGATTTAGTTGAAAGAAATTCATTTAGATTAATTGTCGCACCGTGAGCAATAACAGCCCATATTTCCATTTCGCCAACTCTTTGTCCACCTTTACGACTCTTACCCTGTACTGGTTGAGACGTTTTTGGGACATACGAACCAATGCTTCGAGTAGCCATTTTGTCTTTAGCTATATGGTTAAGTTTAACAAATGTCATATACCCATACGCAACGGCATTCATAACATTATATACAAACCCATTTTCATCAGTCATACATTTAACTGAATCTCCGGCAATTGGATCATAACATAGATAATCGCATTTAGTTCCAGTATATTCAAGAGCTTCCATCAACTTATCATGTTTGACAGATTCAAATGGTGGCTGGATAACGTAAAAATCTTTTAATTCATTAAAGAATTCATCTTCACTTATACCGCTTAAATATACCTCCATTTGGGTTGTATAATTCTTATCAGGAGTAGCATCTATGATACTAATATATCCCAATATATACCGTTTGACATCATCGAATGATTCATCATTGGTATGCATTAATAATATTTTATTTTTCAAATCAACCACAGACATTGACATATGTAGTTCAAATGACTGACCTATATTCATACGAGAAATAATTCCCAATGGATTTATCACCACTTCTGCGTGAGTACCATCTGGGAATTTTGGCATCTGATGTTCGGGTACTATTTTTGAAATTATCCCTTTATTACCATGACGATTTCCAATTTTATCCCCGACAGTAACAGGACGTCTGTAAATTGCAGTTATCTCTACATGGAGGCCTTCAACATCTCCACCTTTAATTGTGTAATTTCCAGTTTTATCTGACCTATCATTTTTAATCGTTTCTAAAAATGCTTCCAGTTCATCTTGGGTTAAATATCCCCCAAGTTGTTCTGTCATTTGAGTATCAGACAACTGTGCTTCTTCTATTTTTGAATCAATATAATCTCTATACTGAGGAAATAGATCACTTCGATCATTACAATATATCTTAACGTCAGTTATAACACAGTCTTCAGTTGATTTTAATTCCCATGCATCTCCAAACATTGGATCATATGAATCATTAAAACTAGATACTGATTGAATCTTTGCATATACTTCACCTTTTCTGAATTTGTCTCCAATTTCAGGAATAGGTTTATAATCATTATAATCCTCATTAAGATTAAGAAGGACTTTATGTTTAGGTATTTCATATACCATATCAAGATAATGCAATGAGGTTAGTACATCATCAGTAACTAACTTCTCACTTATGACAATTCCATCTTCATAATTATATCCATACCATACCATGACTGCTGTTCGAAGATTTCTTCCTACAGTAAGTCTTCCATGTTTAAGATAATTACTTTCTGAAATTATATCACCTTTTTCAAACGTATCACCTAACTGGAAATAAGTTCTTCGGAAATCTGCAGTAGATAAATACAGTTTTCTATATCCGACATTAAATGCTTCACATTCACCGTTATCATATTTAACGACAATCACATTATTATTTAAAAACACTACCTGCCCAGCAGATGTGGCTTTAAGCATAAATGTGGTTTGATCTGAGTACATTGATTCAATACCGGATTGAACCAACGGAGTATCAAACTCTTGTAACATAATAGCATGACGTTGCTGACTAGACGACATTTGAAGTCTGGTAGCATCATCATGTTCTAAAAATGGTACATGAGAAATTGATACTGATGTTACAACTTTCGGATCTTGATTTGTTTTAAACGTCATGTCGTCGTCGAATTGTACAGTAGGTACTACATATTGAATACTGCCACAATTCTCTCTATCGCCAGTATCTGCGCCACATACTATGCCATACATACTATCATGAACATCTCTCAAATAAGGTGGAACATTCTTCTTCTTAAATCCACCTGGACCAGACAGAGATAACCTAGTAAGCATTGCAATTTCAGCTAACGGATTCAAAGATTGATCATATTGAACAATATCTGATTGGTTAGCACTTTGTAATATCTTCTTAGAATTATTACTATATGGTTTCTTCTTTCGAGAAGTTTTATATGCAACAATCATATCATATATATCTTTAGCTAAATGACAATAAATTACCTGTTCAGCAAATCTGACACGTTTGTTATCATAATCTCTATCGTCATAACATCCATGAATTATCGTGTAGACAAACTCATCAATGATATTATTAGTACGAAAGAATTTAAGAGAAAAGAAATCCACTTCAGTAATCAATAAAATATTATTTAAAATATCTTCATCCTTCTTTCTATTAAAGAATGAGGACATCAATTTATCTTTATTAATTGATTCATCTTTAGTGAATTGAGATATATCCGATAATAGATCTAGATGATTTTGATGACCATCTATTGATCTGGATATATCAATTTCTCCATCTGGCGTTATTGGGAACTCTTCACATATCCCATCTAATCCTTTAAGCATATATATCATATACACAAAAGGAATATCTTTTCCAAAGAATTTCAAATAGTAAAAATACTTACTACGTTTTGAAGTTTTCTTTAGTAAATTAAACGATTGGATATTAGTTCGAACTTTAATAGTATCTCGATGGATAACTGGTTTATCAAATAATTGTAATACAGATGTCTTTTTATTTCCACATATATAAAAACTATTCTTTACAAGCCAAGGCAATTCATACGTAAATGTTACTTCCCTATCTTTATAAGAAACAGTAAAATACAGATGGCGAGAAAAAGTTTTCTTCAATTCCTGCCGATCGGTGTCATAGTTTTTAGTAACTATAGGATCTTTCGACAATTCGATAGATGTAACCCGGATACCATACTTTTCGCCAGCCTGAAGCATCTGAATTACATTAGGGACAATTTGATCTTGCCAATCCCTCAATCTGTAATTGAATATATTATTTTCAGGTAGCTGAAACGCTGGAACTATAAGATCCATAATATCTCCTAATAATTGTTCATCATAATTCGTTCTAATATCCCAGATGATCTAGTTTCATCTAAAATACCATCAACCAGGTACAACTTCGGACTACTAAATGCTAATGCTAACAACCAAGATTCACACGCAGGCACCATTTCAATAGATGTCAATGCATATTGAGTACTGGATCTATCATCTAATAACCTCCAAGATGTATTACCAACTCTCATCATTTGAGACACAATACATTCATAGTGAACTAATAACATATTATTGTAATCAGAATAAATCTTAAATAATTTCATAATAGCTTGATCATAAGATGAAAGCCATTTGCCTGAATTATGGAAAATTTTTCTAACACGTACTAAATCATTAGCAATATCTTGTTGCTGATCATCAGATGAATCTTTATTCAACTTAGCAACGCCTGAAGTATGGAATGTTCGAAGTACTAATTGAGTAGACACTTCCCCAATCGCTTGAGATGCAATAATGCCAATATAAGGGGAATGTAATATTTCATTAGAAGTACCATAACATTTTTTACATATTTTTGGATTCTTACAAAATATAGGAGATCTCACATGAACAACATGACCTACATATTTATCATAGTTTTTATAATCAATTAAATCATATTTAGGAGATCCATCTTTATTTTCTCCGATTACATGCCATCTTCCAATAAGGGCATGAGCCAGTTTCATTCCATCTATATCATGGGAGTCTGCAGGAATAGATATAGAAAATGTATCTTCAGTTCCACAATCATCGCATTCTTCATCGAGTTCTAAATTAACACTGGAATACACTAATTTTCTGGTAAGATAACCAGATACTCCAGTATTTAAAGCAGTATCAAGTAATCCCTTTCTAGATCCATAACATGAATTGAAAAATTCTTTTTTCTCTAATCCATCAATTAATGAACTTTGAATGGGGTCCTTGATAATCTCTCCGGAAAAATTAGAAATAAATCCTCGAGCAAGTACAATTTGAAGAGCCTGATCCCATGATCCGCGAGATCCCGACTCAATAAATTTATAATACTTAAACGAATCTCTAACTTTTTGCAATACTTCCGGACTTTGTAATAATTCAAATTGTTTATTCCATTCCAACTCAGGATTAAACACTTCATCCCGAACGCTTTTAAGAGACGATACATCCATCCCGGATAAAGACATAGTAGAACCATACAAAGTAGTATATTTAAATCCAAGATTTTTAATTTTATCCAATATGTCAAGAACTACATCTGGTGGATGAGTTCTAGCAATATCATTTAAAATAATTCTTAGATCTGTTTTAGTTACTTGTTTATTAAATATAGGCCAAGAATCTGGCAAACACTTATTAAACAATGCTCTACCACGCATAATCTGATGCCCATCTACATCAACATAGTCATCAGTATTTTCAGTTAATAAATATATACCAAGGACTATATCTTGACTAACTCCAAGAATCAATTTACCTGTGGTAGGAGAAAGAATGTTAGCAGACGCCATCATTTTTTCTTTGCATTCCTCAATAGCTTCTTCACTAAGAGGTCTATATATTGCCATTTGATCTCCATCAAAATCAGCATTATATGGTTCACATACCAAAGGATGAATACATATGACATATGATTTATTCAATTTCACATAAAATGAAAGTAATCCCATTCTATGTAAAGTAGGTTGCCGATTCAACATAACCATCTGGCCATTACATGCTTCTTCAGCTATATCATATAACCTATAATCCTCAGTAGTAATACAATCAGCAATTTCAGTTATCGCAGAATCATATCGTTTAAATGCTCGTTTTTCCAGCAGGAGATTAGCAATATCCATTTTGAATAATTCTAATGCCATAATATATGGAATTGAACATTCATCTAAAGTCAAAGTAGGATCAGGTGAGATAACTGCCCGACCTGAAAAATCTACTCGTTTTCCGAGAATAGATCCTCTAATCAACCCCGACTTCTTGCTAAGTAATTCAAATATAAAATTATATAATTCGTCTATCTTCTCTTGAAGATTTCGAGTTAGTATATCAGTAACCCCTTCAATATCAGTTATTTCTAAACTGTCACATGTATTGCTCAATACAAATTGAAGAATTTTCATTATATATGGAACTAATTTATCTCGTCTTTGAACATCTTTACGTCTAGATACTGGCCTAAATTCAGGAGGAGATACAATTATGTTAGACATGAAAAATTTGTCCATAGAATTACGGACAAATTTCCATTTCAAATCTGTTGCATCAAATGGACAATCTTTATCATCTGGATCAAGTGTGCATCTAAACATAATCAAATCATGCAACCCCTGAAGTGTTGCTGGCCAAAAGTCATGATCAACAGGCGCCACAAATTCTTCGTCTGGGTCAGATTCACGATCTTTGAATTTCTTAACAATAGGTATAAATCGTTTTTGATCTTTATCAAAATAATACCCATGAAGTTTAGCATCAAATATCATATCATGACAAATAGTCTTAAACGTAGTCTTACCGGCTTTAATAATAATGTGCCGGACAATAGGGTTTAGAACAGGAAACGGTAAAACAATTTTTGCAAACCGTTTTCTTCTTTCACTAGAATATGCAATATCCACACCACAAGAATTACATTTCTGCCCTATCATTGACCTTCCCCAATATATAGAGCACCCACATGTTGCAGTTTTTACCGGACCAAATATTTGCTGAGAGTATAACCCATCTGACTGAAATCCTGATTTAGCATATATTTTAGCGCTAGTTATCGCAGGGAGTTCTTCAGCTGAGATATCAACATTTAAAAAGTCAAGTTTCATATAAATAACTTACCTTCCGGTTGCAAGTTTTTCCGATAATACTTTGGATATTGATGTAGTCAATTCATCTTCTGTTACTTTATTTTCACACTCTTTCATTCTCTCATCTAATGATGCTAATACTTCTTCAAATTGCTTAATCATTACTTCCACATGAGCATCAGAAGCAGCATCTATTTTAGTTTGAAACAATGACATAACTTTAGGAACAACTTTTGTTTTAAATTCTTCAACTACAATTTCTTGAATTTTCGGAATCATCATTTCTGTCAAATGAGTATCTGACACTGCTGCGACATAATCAGTAATTGCTGTGGTTACTGCAATATTAACTATACCATCAAGTTTAGATTCCATAACATGTATCTGATTTACTGGAATATTTTCAGGGACAAAAGGCAATTTCTTTGGGCAAATTCTAAACCATCCAACTGGAACTGCAGAATGATATTTAACTTTAAGCCCTGAAAATTTTTTAAAATATACCATAAATACTTCTTCTGAAAAATTGCAAGTACTTATATTTGAAAACATTAACATAAGAGTTTCTAAAGTATATGCGTGACCATCAAGCATACTATCTATTAATAGTTCAAGATCCGCCATGTCTTTTGCTGCGTGTGAATTTTCTTGCATGTGAAATTCCCAATTAGGAATAATTAATTCTTCCATCGGACCGCTCCTTAATTAAATTGTAAAACTTATCAAAATGACGTTCAGAATTATACATTCCACATAATGTTACACATGACAATAATGACTTCAACAGTGATAAATTTTGTGCAGTTACATATAATCCTATTATTTGTGGATCTATACAGAATCTTTTAGTGTCTGGATTAATATGAGGGTGAATTGCATCTCCTAATACATCAAGAATTAATTTACTATTTGGCAACCAGAATGAATTAATTACATATCCCATGGATTTAACATATTCTTCATCCACATCGTATATATATTTTCCGAATACAACTTTATTAATATAAATCGGATGTTGCCATATTATACGATAATCGTCAATTATAAATCCATCATTCTCTATATTCCATAACTTATTTGATCCTTCCTCACTGGTTTGATATTTGCAATTACTAATAGACATTTTTATTTTTAATAAAGTAGCAATCAACTTAAATGGGTTTTGAATCATCAAAGTTCTTTTTACTACAAAATCTTTAACATCATCTATTATTTTAGAATCATTATCACCATCAATTATTGAAATTATTACTAACTCATTGTCAACTATATTTGAACTATATGAACATTGGGAAGTTATAGGAGCTAATATAGTAATCGTCAACGAATTAGTATCTTTAAAATAATTCCAATGATTGATTTGATATTCTTTAAGTAACTTAGATAATTCAATTTTAATCATTGTTAAGCTGATGAAGGGATTGGACGAATGTTAATAGTTACTGAAGGTGAAGCAGTATTATCAATATGAATAACAGCAATGAGTTCTTTATGAGGCAAATATTTACAAAAGTTTAAAATCTCTTTTTCTAATATTTGTCTCATCGCCTCCGTGGTGGTGTGCCCATCTGAAATATCAATATCAGCAGGATTACTCTCCTTAAGAAAATCACTGCATATGCAAACATTATCAAATTGCATATCTCCTAATGACTGTGCAATTTCATCTATATTGCAAATAGTTTCAGGCATAGTTAACTCCTTTTTAAACAGGTGGTGGTGTAGTGAGAATAGTATCTAACATATAAACATATCTTTCAATAAAAGTTTCTTGATACACATTACAAATAAAATTCATAGCAATTGTTAATGCTACATCATAATAAATTGGATCTTGGGCTAACACATATTCTATATACTGTTCTGGTTCATATTTTTTTCTACAATCAATAACAAAAATTGGACCATCCAATGATAATCGAATATGTGACGAAATAATATCTGTTTTATTATCTCGACAATCAATAACAAGTCCTGCTGAAAATCTTTTAGAATTAGTGATTTTAAGGTGTCTAGAATAAACTCGAACATCACAATCAAGACTGTCAATAACTGCTGAAAGAGCATCAACTTTAGAAACACCAACAAATGACTTGGTATATGGAAATTGACACGTATTTACTACATCATAATCATATATAAATAACTTATGACATAATTCATATTGAGATAATTTAAATGCTAATGCTGACCCGATAAGACCACATCCAACAATGTGAACTCTTAACGACATTTAGAAATATCCACAAGGGCACGAACAACTTCTTGATTAGTATCTTCGTATGTATAAACTTCTACACCTTTTAAATCTATTTTATACTCATCAAATACTGAATCAATAGTATCTTTAATTGCTTGCCAACTGATTTTTGAAAATTGAAACACCACACAATTACCCAAATTTCCATCAGTTATATCAAACGATGAACCATACGGCCCAGTTGCCTTCCCAGAAGACATTATATTGATTCCTTCATCTCGCAATACTTTAACTAGGTCATTCAGTTTGGATGATTGATCTCGTGTTTTTTCATCATCTACAGTTTTAAACGACATAGGTTTCTGATTTTTACGCGGCATAACACACTCCTTTACATAAATAAGTCATAGGTTCCCTTAACAAAATCTATCGTAGTAAACGATATAAATGGCATAATTTGATACTGGTCGCCATTAGCAATTCTGCGCTTCGAATTCATATATGATACTACATCCAAATCATTATCAATATAATAAACCTTCTCAATTTCAGGAAATCTCGCATCATTTCCTTGTACAATGTTGGAAATGATTTGAACTTTCATATCAAGATAGTCTTCTATTGTTTTAGATGCATCCCATCTTAACATAGGCGAAGTGATAACATATTTAGGCCTTAACCCATGAAAAGCACAAACTGTTTTAATAACAGGAATATCAATTCTCGGTCTAGCCGTTAAAATAGACCACCGAATATCATATTCATGCGGGTTTATATATGGGCCATCCTTAAATGCAGATATTGTATTCTTCCAATATCCCGACCAGTGATTTTGCCCAACTAGAGTTCCATCAAAGTCGAATAAATAAAGACAAAATCTAGATTTATTTATCATTTAGTGCACCTAAATATTTTATCACATTCAGAATTATTAGCAATCAAGTGAGTAACTAATGTAACATTTCCACCAGCAGATAATTTTTTAAGATGCCTACAAAATTGTGCGGAATTTTCATCATCTAATGAATCTAATACTTCATCCATAAAAGTTATATTAAATGATTTCTGATACATGTTCTCTACCAATAATCTCATGGATCTCATGCAACATACATCAACTAGACGTTTTTCTCCGCCAGACAATAATTTATGAGCATCTGTACCATTTTCAAGTTGTAACACATTAACATTAAACTTTTCTCTAATTTCTCCAGATTTAGTCGTAGATGTAGTATCAAATGTTACAATATATTGACCAGGAGATATAGTTTCAAGTTCAGTGCGAATAGCATTATTAAGAAATGGAATTGAACTATCAATAAGCATAGAAGGAATTCCATGATCAGAAAATGCATGCTTCCAAAATTCAAAAATCTTCAACGTACGATTCAATCCAATTAACTCATTAGTAGTTGAATCTAATTGAGTAGTACATTCCAAAATTGCATCTTGTGCAATACATATACATGATTCTTCGACCACAGTATGTTCTAATTCATTTAACCGTGCCGAAGATATATGAATAGCATTTTCGAGCAAAGATATAACATTATGAGAAGTAACTAATAAATCTCTAATTTCAATTAAGTGAATTTTACGATTACGCATTTGACTTAATTTACTATCAAATTCCTTTTTTCTATTATTAACATCTTTACGTTTCAAGTCAATTTTAGAATTACTATCCTCAAGATCTTTATCTTTTTGGCATTCAATCGTAGCTATTATTTGTTCTTTAGATGTGAGATACTCTTCGTGGTATCCATGAATAACTTTATCTAATTCAGATTGTATATTATCTAATTCATCTTGGCATTTTTGCATATCCACTTTATATTCAGTTATTTGATTATCACCATCATTGATAACTTTAATACGAGTGGCGTCAGTATCTTGACGAAATTTTCTAAATTCTGATTGCAATTTCGTCATAACCAAATCTAATTCAATCTGTCTATCTGCAATATCATTATTTCGTTTATCAATATCTATCCGAATATTATTTTGCCATTCAGTAAATTGAGATTTACTTACTTCAAAATCATTTGTCAATGTAGATATTTTATCAGTTAATGATGTTCTATCAATTATCTTACTATTACGAATAGCATTTATTTTATTAATAGCATCTTCATCTTTAACTTCCTGTCCACATGTAGGGCACGGGGCAGAATCCTTGCAACATAATGAATTGATCTCATTAGTCAATGCATCACATCTAGATGCTAAATCTTTAATCTGACGTTTGATACCTGCCATCTGGTCAAATACAGTTTTATGTTTGTCTTTAAGAGCCAAACTTATATTTACAACTTCAACATTCAAAGCCTTAATATCAGCATCAGTCACAGCATTAGATTCTGATTGCTTAATTTCATGTTGCTTATCAGTTAAGGCTGTAGTTAATTGAGTTTTCTGATTGTTTGTCTGAATTAAACATTTATCCATGTCCGTTTGTATAGTATGCAATTGAGATCTTAATGCTAACACATTATCGTGCTGCTTTGATATACATACACTTTTCTTCTTATCAAATACAGACTCGGCAGCAGATAATTGGTGTGTAGTATCTGATAATGCTTTAGTTTCAATTCCTCGATTTACTACGTTATGAGTACTTTCAGTAGCAGAAAATTCAAACTCTAATTCAGAAATTGAATTCATTATATCATTAATAGCATCAACAAGTCTGTCTAATTCATCATTATCATAGTGAATATCTTTAATACTATCTTGTTGTTCTGCTAATTCTTTTTGTTTAGAAAAAACTTCTTTACGTTGTTGATCTCTTTCACTATTAAGCTGGGCATTCTGATTGGCCACTAATTGTTCTGCTGATACTAAATTCTTGTGATATTCTTCTAATCTAGTTTCCAACTTAACTGCATTAATAGTTGTCTCATTAATTTGAGTAGATACCTGAACAATCTGCTCGGAAGTTCGCTTATAATAATCACGATATTCATGAGTTTGAAGTATATTATGAAAAATTTCTTTCTGTTGACCATCCGTTAAGCATGTAAAAAAATCTTTTACATTTTGACTAAAATAAACAGAATTCAAAAATACTTCTTTAGGAACTAACGTAGTTGCTATTAATTTATAAGTATCGGTTGCAGTTTTTCTAGAAATATCTATTCCATCTCTCATAAATATTAGACTACTTTTAAACTCTTTATGTTTAAAATATCTAGATATTTTATATGGAACATCATCAATAAAGAAATCTATAATGATCTCTAAATTCTTCCCAACCCGTTTATTAACTAAGTCAGGAATAGTAAACCCTTCAGCTGTTGTCCCATACAACCCAGCACAAAATGCCATTAAATGAGTACTTTTACCAGAACCATTTGGACCAGTAATAGCAACTAACTGATCATCAGGAAATTCTAATTCCGACTCATCATATCGTCTAACATTTTTAAATGCTAACTTGGTAAACCGTATATGTTGCATATATTTAATCTTCCTTAACTTCTCCAGAATTTATACCAATTAACGAGGAAACACAATTCATATATTCTTCAGCCTCATCTCCACTAATTTCATTTACTTCTAAATATTTTCGTAGTATTTCCGTTTGATTCATTGCTGTCGATATTCCTCTATCTTGTAATTCAACTTCATGATCTTCCAATATAATCACTGATGAATTAGAAATATCTAAATCTCCCTTTGAGCGTTTCCTAACTCGAACTTTATGACCCTGAGATCTAAGTTCCTCTGCTTCTTTTAATACATCAGCAGGATTTTCAGTATCATCGTCAATAATCAATTCACGATATTCTAAAAATCCAGTTATACCTATACTTTGAACTTGCAGTGTTTCTGTATCATATAACAAACAACGTTTCTTTTCATTTTTATCATTCCAACTAGTATGAATTGGACTTCCTGTATAATACATTTCACAATTATGTCGTGATAAATGTTGAGGTGTATGGTAATGCCCAAGCAATACTAATTTCCACTTAGATATATTTTGCATATTCACAGATGAAGCTATTGATATTCCTGATTGCAATATAGCCTCAGATATACCTAAATGAGATAATAAAATATCTCCCCCATCATGCTCAGCAATATCATTAACCATATGATTGGAATATGGAATTATTGTAATATTACCTACTGTCGTAGGAGATTCATAACAATTAACATTAGGATATCCTGAAAATAATGAAATAGTGGAAGTTTGAAAATCTCCAACACTTGATAAATCATGATTACCTGATAATATAGTAAATTGAAGATTAGAAAATTCTAATATCAAATCTTTAAATGCATTAATTGAGTCAGTATATATTATGTCTTTATCATTACACAAATCTCCAAGAATATCAATATGTTCAACATCATTTTCAACTGCAAATATAAATAATTTTTTTAACACATTAATCAAATCATGTAATCGTAATGGAAGACCATCCTCAGCAATTACATCATCTTTATAACATGATAAATGAATATCACCAATAGCAAGACGTTTCATTTAATAATCTCCAACTAATGCAAGTCATTGGTCTCCTAATATTTATTCAGGAGACCAATGATTCACATCTTTAATAATTAATAATCAGGGCGAATTCCCGTATTAAGAAAATGTTCCCATTCAGTCACATCTGTATCATCAATATCATTTTCATCACCATAGATAGATTCTGCTTGGGCTGAAGCATATTGATTCATATTTTGCCCAGATGGTGATGGTTTATATGCTGGATAAGGACTACCAGCAACAGCAGGATTATAAGGTTTACCAGTATATGCGTGACCATAACGATAAGAAGCTATAGTTGTTGCAGCAATTTTAATTTTATCCAACTGAAGGGGATCAATCTCAACAGCAGGATATGAATATTCTATTTTAACCGGTAATCTTAAACGACCAACCATTTCTACAACTTCCAGATTCACTTCTCCGCTAATAAAATTTTTATTTTCATATAGCAGACTGAATAGATGATTCCCATTAATAGAACCATCATCTGTCCCAGAAAAATGCTTACACCCAGTAGGATGCTTATGAACTACTCCATTCCATACTGTATTTGGATCATCAAGTCCATCTTCTTTAAAATCTATTGATGCTATTGACACAACTTGGTCTGGAATCATAAAGTCAGGAGATAACACTATAGTATTATCTACAATATCTCCATGAAGATAAAGCCCAAATTCCACATTAGGACACTTTTTATCAATTTCTCGCATCACATATACTAATGATGCAGGAATTTCTACAGTAATATCTTTAATTCTTGCAAGAGATGGAGTTGTCCATACTGTAGGACCATGTTTATACGCTTTAGGTAACTTAATTGCTGTCATTTTATACACTTCTTTCTTGTTGAATAGTAACTGCTTGATTTGTAGCTTGAGATACAAGGTTAAGAGAATTAAGAATATTCCCACAATCAAAAGTAAGAATACCCTCAAAATGTGAAGGGGCTTCAATTCCTGCAACAAAAGTATGAGGAATCAAAGTAGTCATGACTGCAATAGTAGCAATCATTTGAGCTGGTGCAAAGAATGATGGAGTGACTGTATAACCATCTGATTGACCCCATACTTTTCTAGATCCAGGATTACCATCTATAGTAACTTCCATTCCATCATATCCAAGTTTCCATTTTTTACAAGAGAATCGATTTATATCATCAAAAATATCATCTCGACAATCAAATATAACAGACTCATTACTAGGACGAAATTTAGTATGGTCAGTAAATTTTTCTTGTATAACACTCACATGTTGTTGTGGACGCCGTTCAAGAATTAACTTAGATAATGCAACTACTTTTGGAGATCCAATATCAGTCACCTTAAACGGGGTTCTGTTTAAATTAGATACTTCAATCACATCATCATCAAACATACATATATTCCTTACGGCTCCAGATAATGCTAAATTAAATGCAACCCAAGATCCTATTCCTCCAACTCCAATAACATAAGCAGTAGGAATATTAACAAGACTTAATGTTTTTTGCCTATCTGTAGTGGAGTTAACTCCAAAATTCCACATATTTTGTTCATCCATTAGGAGACTCCGTAGTTAATGCTTTGATATTAGCATACACACTATTAGATATTTGTGAAGCAATAATTTCACTCTCCACCATAGTACCATCTATTATAGTGGAAGGTACATCTGGAGTCATATTATTCAATTTAGAATGTGAACAATGGGTAGAACCACGGTCATGATCATACATTTCTTTCCATGTATCAAAATTAACAGTATCATCATTATGAATCTTCAAATTTCTGCACATAATATCAATTCCAAATGTACCGCATCTAATCAACTTAGATGCTTTAATAATAATAGCAGCTTGGACATGAGTAATTGGTATGCATTTAAAGTTTCGACCTTTAATATAGAAATAATTTCCACAATGAATAGTGACAAAAGATTGACCATTAGAAAGCATCCATAATGGATGATCCATACGTTGTAACACTGATCTAGCAGTTAAATCAGAACTTGTATTACTTCTAATTATATCACGAACTATTCTCATACATGCAACTTCAAATTCAGAATTCTTATTCAAATTTATAAATCCAAAAGTAGATGGATTATTCATTGTATTATCACTATAAACAACTAATTGATGATCACTATTACGAACTGATGAGCTTGGTCGAGGTACAGGAGTAGGAGTAGATGGTAAACCAGAAACAGTTGGTTGATCTGATATTCTTGTTACTTTTCCTGGAGTAATAGATATGTCATGGTTATCCATTATAGTTGACCCTATAATTGGAACACAGTTCTTCTTCAATTCATTTAGCAGATCTGAACTATATGCACTATCCATATTTATAATACCAAGAATATCTGTTGCTGCTGTAAGATCAGCCAGTAATATATCTCGTCCTTGATATAATCTAATTTCTCCGAGATTCCCAAGACATACACTATGTTCTTGAACATTAGGATGATTATTTGATCCAGCAGCATGTGTTACACTCATACGTCCACGGCTTGATATATATAACCTATCAATATGAATACTTCTCTGGGAAGTATCAATTTTATAAATTTTCCTATTATGGCATAATTTAAACGGAACTAAATTGACATCTTTTTTCCAATAAGTATAGTCCTCATTTAAAAATGAATGATTAGTCAATTCATTGGGAGGAACAATAGTCCATCCATTTTCATAAAATGCTGTAAAACTAAGAAGACATTCATCAAACGCTTCATGTTTCAATTTATCGACCCGATTTCTCATAATACCAAACATATCTTCAATAAACTTCTCGAAGAATGTTTGAAACTCGCCACGATGATTATATCTTGTAGTTAACTCAGACAATACATTTTCAAATATCCCACGTTGAGCATCATAAAACTTATCAGTATCAAATGGATCACAAGCAGAACATTGCATTACTTTTATATGTTCTAGTTGATTACTACTCAAAGTCGTAGACACCAACGCTGCCGCCGTATCTTTGAGAAATTGATCTGAATTTACAGTATTTAGAATATCATCATCATCAGCAAAGATATTAAATAATTCTACTAATACCTTTTTAAGCACAATTCTACCATGCTTTTCCATTATTGTTTTAATTACTTGCCACCGAATTAACATTTCTCCATCAGCAGAAATAATTGCTAACAATGAATCAGTTTTTCCAGCAAATATAAACCGTCTAATTCTAGGTAACCGCTGAAGTATAAAACTCTCAGATCTCAACAAATGTAATAATTTACTTTTAGATATAAAACTACCACTAAATCCCCGCATTGTTGGAAAAATAGTCATATCTCTAAATGAAAAAGAATCACTTGATATAATACGATCTGGACTATATAAATTATGGATTGGAGCAGTAGTAGGTAAATCCTCATTACATATATCATGTAATATGGTTTTTAACTGAACTAGTCCAAATGAGCAAAATGTAACTATTTCCAATCCACGGGTCATCAACGCCTTATAGGCAGATACTGGGTCATCACTTGTGTTGGTTATTTCTTCCCAATCCACACATAATCTATTATATCCATTTCTACGATGACCTCGCAAAGATTGACATACGCATATAGAATTAACTAAATAACTTAATCTTTCATCAGTTAAAATCTCAGACAATATTGAATTCAGTTCCTGGAGCTCACTTTGATCTATTATGTTAAGTTCAGCTCTGGACATGTGTTCGCCAATATCATAATCTCGAGTATTTACTAACTTTGACAGCATTTATAATCTCCTTAAAAAAGGGCCCGAATTAAAAAACTCGGGCCCAAAATAACCTTACAATTACATCGCGGCTTTGTTATGCTTCTGGATAGTAAGCTGGATGATACGACCTTCAGGGAAAACAATATCAGATTCGGTATTGATTTCAGTGTTAGACACAGCATCCTTCATAACATAAGTCTCAATGCCATTACTATGAGCAAAATTAACAATAGACGAGATAGTCTCTGCAGGAGTTTCAACCAAATACCGTTGGGTATTGTTTATCACCAAGAGATACTGAGTATTGTTCAGCTCAATAACATTACCAGAAGGATCCGTAATTCTGAATCCGGTACTAACCACTGTAACATTATAACCTTCTGCAACTTGAGAAACCACCTGTGGGACAGAAACATCATCTGACGCCGTAGCTGGCGAAATAGAAGAGGCTTCGGTCGCAGCAGTAGAATAGGTATCATAACGCCCATCAGTATCAAGAGTCAGAATGCCTTCACTTACCAGGGCAGCAATTTCGGCCTTAATCGCTACAGTAGCTTTGCTTTTGCCGAGACCATTTCTGACGATGCTGTTGGTGGTGGAATTGGCATTGGCCGCGACGAAATTAACAATAGTATTACGCATTTTCAAATTCTCCAATTGGAGGGATTATTTTAATCGAACTAGGTATAAAAAATCTTATTCTTATCTGTAATTTCCTTAACATCAACGCACATTTAATTTCCTATTTAATTTCTCCTACTTATTCAAATTACGAACTTGAACTTCCCATCCAAGTTCTTCATATTTACTAGCTCGACTCATTCCCCAATCATTAAAATCTGAGAATCCAGAGTCTACTATATCTATTACTGTAGGTTGTTTCTTTCCAGGTAATACCCTCATAGCTCGTCCAATCGCTTGTTTCCAATTTCCAACAGGAGTTCCAAGCACTAGACAATCTACTTCAGGTTTATCAATTCCATCTCGACATGATTGATATGTAGAAAATACCAATCTCCGAGATTTCAATTGCATATCCCTAGTTTTTCCTTCACGTGGAAGGAAAAATCCAACCTCATCTTTATCATCACAACTCTTAGCTAATACATCTAATATATTAATACGATCAGATAAAAATATCATATGTCTATCAGACTTAGATATTTGTGAAATTATTGGTCTAAGCATCTTCAAGTAATTAGAATTTTTCGAAGTAACCAACATTTTTAAGTATCTGGATTTATCAAATTGCTCTGGGACGTTAGAGGGAAGGTTATTCCCATAGCGTTTCTTTAAATCAAACTTAGTTAATCGCATTAAATAACGATAATGCTTATTCATTAACCCATGATCAAATATCACCATGACAATCAATGGTTTCATAGTAGATATATCATTTGACTCTGGGTTATAAATTTCTCCTAAATTGTATTCAATAATATCTGTATTACCATCAGGACGAGTTGGTGTTGCTGACAACCCTAATACTTTTTTAGCTGGTGTAAATAAAGCAGTTTTAGAAAATTGTTCAGCTCCAACTGTGTGACATTCATCCCATATAGCAAATCCAATATTAGCATCTATTAATTTTTTATGTAAGTTAGGAATTCGTTTAATCATACTGTTCATTGTTTGAAGAGTTGTTATTATAACTGATTTCTTCAAATCTTCTTCAAATGTAGCAGTTGTTAAACAAGCTATTTGGTCTTTGGTTATATCTGAATGTTCTAAAAATCTTTCATACCATTGTCTAACTAAAGATCCTTTATGAACATAGATAATTGTTCTTAATCCAATTTGACATATACAATGAATTGATATTACAGTTTTACCTTCTCCTGGTTGCAATTGCAAAATTCCACGCTGATGAGATAATACCCATTCCGCAGCTTGTTTTTGCCGTTCATCTCGAAGGGTTATTTTCGATGTGATATCTATATGTTCACCGGAAGGAATTTGATCCACCAATTCACACGCTACATAATTCTTAATGGGAAAGAAACGAAGGACAACATTACACTCATAGATTCTTTATCTATATGATAATATGTATTCCGACATGTAATACTTGGATCATTATAATCTTTGCCTTCACGTTTCAAGTCAAGACCGATCTTTTTAATCCAATTAGTAGTATTATATTTTTCTAAAGGAATATGAATACATGAATCTCGAGTGAATTTTATCATTATTCAACAAAATTACTTTTATATGGTTTAGTGGTAGGATCTTTTTTATTAAAATCTGCATATGATGTAGGAGTCTCATATACTCTGACATTAGTAATAATACTACCCAACTCGTTGCGTAATTTATTATATATCCACAAAGCCATATATTCAGCAGTGGGAGAAGATTCAACAACTACAATTTTCATAGTAGGATTATCTAATTGGAATTTCACCATCACATCATCATCTTGACATATCATGCATGCATGATCCAGCTTATCAACTATAACATTTTTTATAGCAGAGCTAAGGTTTGAAAAATCTATAATCATTCCATCTTGTGGATCTGTAGCATTTGACAGAATTGGTCCTTCGACAGTGACTTGTAATTTATACCTATGACCGTGAAGATTTTTACATAATCCTTCATGCAGATATAACCGATGAGCCATATCCCATTCTACTTCTTTAGTAACACTATGTATCATCATGTTTACATATCATCCATTTTGTTATAGATCTAGCATCATACGAATAAGTTTTCTTCAATTCATAATTAACTTGATCTAGATTATTACATTCTGTTCTGTTTTGTCCCATTGAGATAATATATGAACGTTTACCATTATCATCAGATCTACAAATCCAAATAACTCCATGGATAGGATGAACTAATCTAATAGCAATGTCACACATTATAAAAGGGCCTTTTGTGAACATTTCAACTGGGAATTGTATCCAACAATTAATAGTCCAACTACACATACTAGGTCCTAATTTGATATCCAACTCTGTAGTATGATCACTCTCCAATGCATCTTCATGAACTATTGGATTATTTACACTAAGGCCGTTATCAACTAAAAATTCATATAACCTGCTAATCATTTTAAATATTTTTCCTTCCATACATATTCAGTAAGATTATCCAAATTATTCTGATTGACACATCGTTCAGTTTTAAGTAATTTAGTATTAGTTTTTACTCGAAATATCCTAGCCAAAGTATATTTATCAAAAATATCCTTAATTCGTTTTTGAGTTTGATCAGTTCCTGTCGCAATAGCAACTATAACTTTTTTCAAATCGTCCGGATTAACTTTCAATTCACTGCTAAGAATAGGTTTAATTAAAGATATTAATTCCAACTCAGAAATATGTTGGGTTAATTCTAAAATTTTATCTTTCAATACCTTTTCAACTACTCGACAATAAACTTTGTAAATATTCAATAACATATCATCTACAGATATAATTACAACTTTACCATCGGAATTTACTAAATTACACTCAAACGTAAATGAGCTACTCACTGCTTGAGTCATTTTCTTAGACAGTTGGGCCATTTTTATCATACGTGGCCGTATAATACTGAATCTGACTTTAGTAGAGTGGGTAGATACATCCTGAAACCCTACTGATTTTTCTATTGTTATTTGTTTATCAAATTTCTTTAATATGGTAAGAAAACTTCTTGACGGAGGAATGGCAGTAATAATTATAGACTTCTCAGATTCTTTATGAAACTTTCCTATATATTTAAGTTGTGCCCGTCCAGTAGTAAGAAGTTTACCAAATTCCAAAACATCATTATTATACTTGCAATCAGTTATCGGACGAATTATAGGTCCATTTCCTGATTGTTTTGATAATAACCACTCGAGCCGTTTTAATAAATCAGCTTTAGTATATGCTGGTATTTTAGTACTATATCCAAATCCAATACCTTCAGTGTAACTAGTTCCTAATAAACATATTGGGAACTTGGTGGGAAGAAATAATGGCTCATCAAAATCCAATTCCAACTTATCAAATGGGACAGATTTAATAAATTCAAACGCCATTTTCAAAATAGCGGGATCACTTTTAGCTTCTGTATATCTTTGGGCTGCAGCTGGGTTAGAAACAATTCCGACATTAGATCCAAACTGTCCTTGACCCTCTACCATCCCATTATTAACAAGATTTACTAAACTTTGATAACAACTTTGGTCTCCATGAGGATGAAAATGTCCTATACAATCGCCAATGATTGTTGCACACTTCGAATACTTTTCTCTTGCTACTCTATATACCGACCAAAGCAATCGTCGTTCAACTAATTTTGCCCCATCTAGAATGAATGGAAATGCTCTGGTAGAATTTACATATCTACCATACTCACCATATAAGTCAGGAACTATTTTATCCATTAAACCAATTCCCTTTTTAACTCGGCTTTAAGCATTAAATTAAAAATAGCTGCAGGATTATCAGGATATGGAATAGATTGTAAACAACGAGTATCAGGATCAAGTACGCACACAGCTAATTGGTCTGGGTTCATCTCACCTAATCCTTTATATCGTTGTATATTAATGTTAGGGTTAGCCTGGTGGAATTTAGATACGTCCTCGTCATTATATAAGGGTATAAACTTTTTCTTTACTACACCACCATATAACGGCATTTTAGCTATATATAAAAATCCATCTTTAATTAGTTGTGGAGTCATTCGTAAAAACGCAGTCATTAACAATACTGCAATATGAGAACCATCAGCATCAGCATCAGTTGCTATTATAATTTTTCCATATCTTACACCACTAATATCAAAATCAGGTTCTACTCCAGTTCCAAGAGCATTTATAATCTCAAGAATTTCTTTGTTCTTGAAAAAATCCTTTTTGGAATCTGCAATGTTTGGAATCTTACCTTTCAATCCTAGCAACGCATGAATGTCCGGGTTACGGCAGGTTAATAAACCGCCTCCAGCAGAAGCTCCTTCAACTATAAACAATTCTGAATCTTCTACTTTATGAGTAGTACAATCCCGAAGTTTACTATCTGTAATTGAATTAAGCCTCGTTACTTTCTTTCCCGTTTTTATTATATTATTTTTAGCGGACTGTCGTTTTCTATGTCTGATAAAAAACCCAAGTAATTCAATCTTTAGATTCTCATCATCCATTATTATAGCTTTAACTCGATTCTTTAAACTATCGAATAAATGCTTCATATCAGCTTTAGGAGTTGCTAATCTTTCTTTCGTCTGAGATGAATATTGTGCTTCATATAATGCAGCAGATACAAATGCACGAAATCCTACTAAAGCATCTTGTTTTTGTATTGGTATTTTTTCAGCTTGAGCAATTTCCCATATAGCATTACGAACTGCTTCCATTGAGCAATTAATATGAGTACCTTGATCAACCCGGAGAAGATTAACACAACCAACCATTTTAGCCGAAGTAGTAGAATTAAAGTCCCAACAAAATCTACAAGTTACAAATTCATCTTTGACTTTATTAGAAACAATAAATACTTTAGTTCGTTCTTCACTGGCATTAGATAAAAGTTCTTGAGTAAAAAACTCATCTGGTCCAAATTTGATTACTTCTTTTTCATCATCTACTACAAATAATAACGATAATTTCGGAACATGAATAGTAGCTAAAGTCAATCTATCTCTAACAGACTTGAG